ACAAAGAAACAAGACACACTAAAAGAATACTTTGCAAAAGGTTATAGCACACGAGATATTCCTATTGATGAATTAGCAGAATACTTATCTGCTGACCTACACGCTACGCAGCAGTTATCTGCTAAATTAATTCACAGACTAAATACAGAGGAAAGTTCTAGGTTGATGGATACCGTTACTCTAACGAATAAAGTTTGCGTAACATTGGCTAGGATATATCAACGTGGATTTAAAGTTGATCTGTCTGTTTTAGACGATGTTCAAAAACAGTTTGAACAAGAAAAGCAACAGCTAGATGAATCATTACAATCCCATGTAAGAAAGGTTATGGGAGACACTCCTATAAATCTAAATAGTCCTGAACAATTATCATGGGTCATTTATGGTAGAAAGGTTATTGATAAAATAGATTGGTCTGCACAAATTGACCCTTACATGGACAAAGAAGCTTTTAACAAAATGCTGGCGCAAGGCACAGAGATTATGTACAGGACTAACGCCAAGCAATGTTTTGAATGTTCTGGTTCTGGTTATATTAGAAAAATTAAAAAGAATGGTGAGCCGTTTGCAAAACCAAGTAAATGTAAAAAATGTGATGGTGAAGGTTTTTTATTTGTACAAACAAAGAACCGTGCAGGGTTTAGGTTTAAACCACCCTCTGCTAAGTGGGTTAGTGCTAATGGATTTACAACTAGTAAGGCTAACTTAGAAATTCTGGAAAACAGCGCAAAGGCAAAGGGTATTTCAGATGCAGCAGATTTTTTAAACAAGGTTCGCAGACGGAGTGCTATAGATACTTACCTATCTTCATTTGTTGAGGGTATAAAAACACATACTAAACAAGATGGTTTGCTTCACGTACGTTTACTGCAGCACCGTACGGCAACGGGTAGGTTTAGTGGAGCAGACCCTAACATGCAGAACATGCCACGTGGCGGCACTTTCCCGGTCAAGAAAGTATTTGTGTCACGATTTGATGGCGGCAAGATTATGGAAGCTGACTTTGCACAGCTTGAGTTTCGCACTGCTGCCTACTTATCACAAGATGGAGTTGCTATTGAAGAAGTATCTACTGGATTTGATGTACATGCATATACCGCTAAAGTTATTAGTGATGCTGGTCAACCTACGGATCGCCAGACTGCAAAGGCTCACACGTTTGCACCGCTTTATGGCGCAACGGGCTTTGGGAGAACGTCAGCGGAAGCAGCATACTATGAACACTTTACAGAAAAATACAGAGGAGTCAGAGAATGGCACACCAGACTGGCTGAAGAGGCTTTGACAACTCGCAAGATTACTACACCAAGTGGTCGTGAGTTTGCATTTCCCAATGTAGTTAGAAAAGCTACAGGTCGTGTGTCTCATTTTACACAAATAAAGAACTATCCAGTACAATCGTTTGCAACAGCAGACATTGTTCCAATTACATTAATATACATTGAGGGGTTGTTAAAGGATATGAAATCATGTATAGTGAACACAGTTCACGATAGCATAGTCATTGACGTGCATCCTGATGAAGAAGCAAGGGTAATCAGTCTTATAGATCATACAAATGAAGCATTACCTGAATTACTAAATGCGCAATGGGGTATAAAATTTAATGTTCCATTGCTTTTAGAGGCAAAAATTGGTCCGAATTGGCTTGACACAAGTGACGTTGCATGATATAACTATGCCTCATTCACTATAAATGAAAGGAGTATAAACGTATGACTGAATTAACTACAATAGACCCTAACAACTATGCTGCTATGGCAAAGGCAATGGGGATTGCCCACGAAGGAACGGGAAAGGCAAAGAGTAGTTCTTTAGCCCGACTAAGAATAAATCATTCGCCTGTTATGGGAACAGCAGAGGTAAAGGGCAAGAATGTAAATGTAGAGGTTGTATCGGGGGGAACATATAAACTAGAAATTCCCGATGGTCCCACTTATTACGCAACCTCAATTAAGCTGCGTCCGTTTATGCAAAGGTTTATGTATAAACGATTTATAATGGGTAACGCTAGTTCTCCTAATCGTTACATTAAAACTATAATGCATGACGATTTAAATGTTGATCTAAAGGATAATGATGGTGGGTTTAATTGTGGTAAACCTGCTGGTTATATTCAAGATTTTAAAGCACTTCCTGAAAAGACGCAGGAACTAATAAAGCAGATAAAACGTGTACGTGTTGTACTAGGAACTGTTGAATTAGTAAGTGCTACAGATGAAAAGGGTAATTCAGTTGACGTTGATGCTACTCCGTTCATTTGGGAAATAGATAATCGTGATGCGTTTAAGTTTGTAGGTGATGCATTTACAAAACTAGCAAAGATGCAGCGTCTTCCTGTTCAGCACCTCATTACTGCGAATACGGATGAACGTAAGTTACCAAACGGTAACAGCTTCTTTGTGCCTGTAGTGTCATTGAATGTGACTGATACAATTAGCCTTACTGAAAAAGATCAGACTATGTTTGCAGATTTTATGACATGGATTGATAACTATAATAACTATATTATTAACGCATGGTCAGAAAAAGCGAACTCTGCAATGGATGAAGGTGATGCAGAAGTGATTGACGATCTAGTAGACATTGAAATAGAAGAGGAAGTAGCGTAATGAAACATCCTGCTGAACTGGCGTTGCATAGATACATGGACGATGCCGTAAATGGTAAATCATCTATGTCCGACACAACCATTAACAAAATAGTTTCTGATATATCGGATGCACTTAAACGCCAGTTCGGTGAGGGTAAAACTAGAAAAGACTTTACATTACGAATGTCAAATGTGGGAAGACCTACCTGCCAACTTTGGTATGATAAAAACAAACCAGAGGCAGCTATGCCCTTGCCCACAACATTTGTAATGAATATGATGCTTGGAGATATTGTTGAAGCTGTCTTCAAGGGGTTACTTACAGAAGCAGGAGTAAAGTATGAAGACACGAACAAAGTTACTCTTGACTGTGGTGATACTAATGTTTCTGGTTCTTATGACCTTATCCTTGATGGTGCAGTTGATGATATTAAATCAGCTTCAGACTGGTCATATAGAAACAAATTTGAATCCTTTGACACTCTTGCCAGCAGTGATGGCTTTGGGTACGTAGCCCAACTTGCTGGTTACGCTAAAGCATCAGGTAAGAAAGCTGGTGGTTGGTGGGTTGTCAATAAAGCAAATGGTAAATTTAAATATGTACCAGCAACAGGTATTGATACAGAACAAGAGATTAATAAGATAAAAACAACCATAAATAAAGTAAAGGAGAATAAATTTGAAAGATGCTTTCAACCAGTACCAGAGAAGTTTAGAGGTAAGGAGACAGGTAATAAAATACTTAGTGATGGGTGCAAGTTTTGCTCTTATCGTCTTGACTGTTGGCCTACTCTACAAGAACGGTCTGCTGTAAAATCACAGGCTAAATTCCCGCCCACTGTGGCATATGTCGAACTGAAAGAGGAGTATATGAATGGATGATGAAAGACTGGAACTTGATGCTCTTGCAGAAGAGATTAAAACTACTGAGCAAAAACTCAGCGACTTGCGTAAGGAATATCGTGAGCGAAAAACTGCTGGGCTTCGTGATGCTATTGCAGCCCGTAATGAAGCAGATAAAGTCATACAGGAAGAACTCAAGGCATTGGGTGGTAGCAGCTATCGCTATCGCATTAATAGTCCTAGCTTACTATGGCGTGATCTAGCGTAGTGCCTAACGCAAAACAATTTAGGGCAGCACGAAAGTATGGGTATCGTAGTGGTCTTGAACTCAAAATATCTGAGTATCTTAAAGAACTAAAGATAAAGTTCTTATATGAGGGTATTAAAATTGAGTGGGAAGACCTAGCATACAGAACGTATACACCAGACTTTGTGCTGTCCAATGGCATTATAATCGAAACAAAAGGTATGTTTACTGCAGCAGATAGGCGTAAGCATATTGCTGTAAAACGACAACATCCTAAGTTAGACATACGTTTTGTGTTTGAGAACAGCAGACGTAAACTACGTAAGGGTGCTAAATCTACGTATGGTGAGTGGTGTATAAAATATGGTTTTAGATATTATGATAGGATCATACCGGAAGATTGGCTTAAAGAAAAAGGCAAACACAAGTATCCTAAATTTATAAAATTTATGGGTAAAAAAATACAAAGGAGATAACTATGAAAATGATAGACAAGCTAGAAAAAGAAATAAATGAAGAAGATTTTATCATACGAGTAAGACCTTTTGCTGATGATGATGGTGTTTGGTCTGGTGAGGTTGACATATCTGTTATAGCTATGCCTAATAACCCTTTGGATGATAAAGATTATAGTCAGTTAATGCACTTTGCAAAAATGATTTGCGCCTCTGTTCCTGTTATGGAAGAGGTAGAAGAATTAAGAACCCTAATAAATGATTATGTGTTAAAAGTTCTTGACAAAGAAATGGAAATTGATGTAGAGTTAGAAGAAAGATGTGGCGTAGAAAAAACATACGATGGTAACGTAGTGCATTTAAACTTTAACACTAAGACAGGGGGTTCAGCGTGACTAGACATGAGGAGTATATGAAACAGGCAGCAGCACAGTCAGATGCACTGGAACAGGCAGGTAAAGAAGCTTATGGTAATGTAGACATGGTAAATAACCCACCTCATTACAACCAGACAGGCATAGAGTGTATTCATGCTATCTCTGCTGCAACAGACAATGGATTTAAGTATTACCTACAGGGTAATGTAATGAAATATCTCTGGCGTTTTGACTACAAAGATAAACCACTAGAAGATTTACAGAAAGCGCAGTGGTATTTAGAGAAATTGATAGAAGAGGTAATGGCAAACGATGCGAGTTAAGATGTTTATTACCATTGATATAGATGAAGAAGAATACCCCATACCAGCAGATGGACGTGTTGGTGATGAATTAGAAGATAGCATACAAGAATACTTTTATGATATAGAAGGTGCTGATATTAGACACATTAAGACAATAACGGAGTAAAGAGATGATAAGTAATCAATTACCTACAGACTACCAAAACTTTATAGCCCTTTCACGGTATGCCCGTTGGAAAGAAGATGAACAAAGAAGGGAGACATGGAATGAAACTGTCAACAGATATTTTGATTATATGGCTAGGCATTTGTCTGACAACCATGACTATAAGTTATCTGATTCACTAAGAGGTGAGTTAGAAGAAGCCGTATTAAATTTGTCCGTCATGCCTAGCATGAGGGCGTTGATGACCAGTGGACCTGCATTAGATAGATGCCATGTTGGTGGATACAACTGTTCTTACATACCTGTGGACAGTCCACGTGCGTTTGATGAAACCATGTATGTGCTTATGTGTGGTACTGGTGTAGGCTTTAGTGTAGAGCGTAACTGCATAGATAAACTGCCTTTTGTAGCGGAGGACT